AAAGTTTTCTTTACTGCTGTCCCTGCCGCTGATGAGTTTTTATACTTAACACTTGGTGATACAACAGATGCTGATTACACAGCAGGTAAATTGTTGATTGAATTAATGGGTTACGAAGCTTAGTTAGGAGAGTGATATGGCAGGTCGTTCAGACGTACGAGCACTCACAGTTAGTGATGAAAATGCAGCAAGCACTACAAGAATAGCTGCTGCCGCTAGACCAACTGCAGCATTTACTTTAGCTAACACCGATCATGCGGGTGGAGCAGGAAGAAATGTGACAGTGACAACAACTGGCACTGGAGACAATGCAAAGACTGTTACTGTTGTTGGCACAGATGTTTTTGGCAATGCTTTGACTGAAGTTATTACTTCAACTAGTTCTGCTGAAACAGTGGCAGGCACAAGTATATTTTTGTCGATATCTTCAGCAACTTGTTCAGCACAATATGCAGCAAACGTTTCTGTCGGTTCTGGATCATTATGCGGACAAGCCATTTTTGGTGGTAGAACAAGATTGAAAGGTTTTTCTGTTACATCTGGAGGCACTGCAGGTGATGTTGAATTTTTCGATGGCACATCAGAAAGCGGCACTGTTCTGTTTAAATCAAGAACAAATGGGACTGCTAATACTGTGATTGATAGAAATATACCAGACGAAGGTGTTTTGTTTGAAAGTGGAATGTCTGTGAAATACACAGTTGACGTTTCAGATATGATGACTTTCTTCTTTGCATAGGAGAAACAATGTCTAGAAAAAAAGACAAACAACCACCTAAAACTAAAAAGTATTTCCGCCCTACAAAAAAAGGGGCGGGAATGACCAAGGCTGGTGTTGCCCGATATAGAAGAGAAAACCCTGGTAGTAAATTAAAAACTGCGGTTACTGGTAAAGTAAAGCCTGGTAGTAAAGCAGCTAAAAGGCGTAAGTCTTTTTGTGCTAGAAGTGCGGGTCAAATGAAGAAGTTTCCAAAAGCGGCTAAAGATCCGAATAGCCGTTTAAGACAAGCAAGAAGAAGATGGAAGTGTTAGATGACAAGTAAAGAATTATTAAAAATGTTAGAAAAACACGAAGAAGTTTGTAATGCTAGATTTGATGGTATTAACCAAAAATTAAATAAGCTAGACAATAGATTATGGATGATAGTATCATTAATTATAGTTGCTAGTGGTTTGGAGCAATTAATATAATGACCATGGGTCGGTCACAAATGTCAAAACAAGTGACCAATCCACCAAGAAAGAAAAAGTGGAGTGCCAAGAGGAAAAGAAAGATCGATTGCAAACGACCTAAAGGATTTTCTGAAAGAGCACATTGTGCCGCTAAAAAAAGGAGAAGTAGTAAAAGGTAGTCCAGTTAAATATTGTGTTTACTGTAAACATAAAAAATGGTCATGCATTTGTAATAAACAAAGGAGAACATAATGCCGAAAGACGCATGTTATCATAAAGTCAAAGCCAGATATAAAGTATTCCCGTCAGCTTATGCATCAGGAGCTATAGCTAAATGTAGAAAAGTTGGTGCTGCAAACTATGGTACTGGTGGCAAAAAGAAAAAAACTAAGAAAAAAGCCGAGGGCGGTGTAATTATGTTAAATGTTGGTGGTGCAACCATGCCAAAGAATAATAGAAAACGTGCTTCTAATAAGAAAAATGTAGCACGAGGTTGTGGTGTTGTAATGAGAAGAAAAGAAACGTTTTACGCATAATGGCTGTTAGAAAAACAAAAGCTGGTTTAGCACTTAAAAGATGGTTCAAAGAAGATTGGAAAGATCAAAGAACTGGTAAGAAGTGTGGAAGACAAAAGGGTGAGAAAAGAGGTACACCTTATTGTAGACCAACTAAACGTATTTCTAAGAAAACACCTAAAACAGCATCTGAGATGACAGCGGCTGAAAAACGTAGTAGGATAGCACAGAAGAAGAGATTAGGACAGCCAGCGGGTAAGCCAAGAAGAGTTAAATCACTGAAAAGGAAAAAGAAATGAACAAAAAAACTGCACTGAATAAAGCAATAAAGGATGTAAAAAACAAAACAAAAACAAAATCTAAAACAAAAGGTAAGTTAAACCCTGGTCTTCAAGCTTTTCTAAATAAGAAAAAGAAAATGGCTAAAAATAAAAAGAAAATGGTATAGATAATGGCAACCTCGAATTCTAGAGATTTTGATCTTGATGTAGCAGAAATCATAGAAGAAGCTTATGAAAGATGTGGTTTAGAATCACGAACTGGTTATGATTTAAAAACTGCTAGAAGATCTTTGAATATAATGTTTGCGGAATGGGCAAATAGAGGTTTAAATCTTTGGACTGTTCAACAAGAAACTCAAGCTCTAACATCTGGAACTGCAACTTATTCATTGACTGCTGATTATACTGACTTACTTGAAGTCGCTGTAAGAAGAAGCGGAACAGATTTTATGATGACAAGAATGTCTCGTGGTGAATATTTAAACATACCCACTAAAACACAAACAGGTAGACCAACACAATATTATTTTGATAGAAGAACTACCCCAAGTTTAATACTTTGGCCGACACCAGAAAACAGTACAGATTCTTTGATTTATTACTATGTTAGAAGAATACAAGACGCAGACACACAAATTAACACGACAGATGCACCTTTTAGATTTTTACCATGTGTTATTGCGGGATTGTCTTACTATTTAGCAATGAAAAAAGCACCAGATAGAATACAATTGTTAAAATCAGTTTATGAAGAAGAATTTCAAAGAGCCTCAGATGAGGATGATGATAGGGTGCCATTAAAACTTACGCCTGATATTAAATTTTTGAGGGTATGATGCCAAGATTTGCGAGTGGTAAAAATGCTTACGGAATATCTGATAGATCTGGATTTAGATATAGAATTAGAGATATGCGTAAGGAATGGAATGGTGCATTCGTAGGATATGATGAGTACGAATCAAAACATCCACAATTGGAAATTTTAAGAATTAAGACAGATCCAGAGGCAATTAGAAATGCTAGACCAGATAGAACAGAGCCTGCTGTACAAACAATGCTTTTCAAAGATCCTTTTACCACGGGTGTTGCTGATTCTGGTTCAACAGTTATAACTGTATTTGAAAAGAATCATGGAAGATCGTCATCAGACACTGTTAGATTTAGAAATTGCATAGGTTTTGATGGCATTACAAAGGCAGTATTTGAAAATAGTTCTGGATATAGTATAACTGTAACAAGTACAGATAGATATACTTTTACAGTGAGTGCATCATCTACTACTGGTAATGTGAAGGGAGGCGGAGATCGAGCAAGTGCAGGTCCCGTTAGTTTAACATCATGAGTTTTACAAAAGCGACACTAACATCAGCTATACAAGATTACACAGATAATAGCGAAACAATTTTTGTTAATAATATACCTAATTTTATAAAAGCTGCTGAAGAAAAAATACTTAAAAGTGTAGATTTAGACTACTTTAGGAAAAACGTAACGACTGCTTTAACGTCAGGAGATGAGTTTTTAACAGTACCCTCTGATTATTTAGCGTCCTTTTCTTTACATATTACTACATCTGGATCTGAAAGTTTTTTATTACAAAAGGATGTTAATTTTTTAAAAGAATATACACCAAATGATGAAACAGAGGGTTTACCAAAATATTATGCAAGATTTGATGAAAATAATTTTATTTTAGCACCCACGCCTAACAGTAATTACACAATAGAACTATACTATTTTTATAGACCAGCTAGTTTAACTGCGGGTGCAGATAGTGGAACAACATGGGTTAGTACTAATGCACCTTTTGCATTACTGTATGGGTCTCTTATAGAAGCTTATGTTTTTATGAAAGGTGAACCAGATGTTATACAAAATTATGGTGGATTGTATGCACAGTATTTGGAAAGATTAAAAGATCTTGGTGAAGCAAGAGAAAACACAGATGGCTTTAGGGTTGGTCTGCCATCAAGACCGAGAACATAGGAGTAGAAAATGGCAACATCAAATGCAGCAACCAATTATCTAGAGAGAAGATTATTACATTTCATCTTCAAAAATAATTCACTTAGTTTTTCATCGCCTGGTGATAGTATTTATGTTGGACTTGCAACGGCGGTTAGTGCAGCAGAAACTGGATCTTTAACAGAAGCAGACTTTACAAATTATGCAAGACAGCAAGTTACAGCATCGAACTGGACTACTATAGGAGCAGATTCAACAGATACACAAACTGCAACAAATGCAGCTAATATAGAATTTCCAGCATCTGGTGGTGGAGGAACAGATACAATAACTCATGTGTTTCTTGCTGACGCATCTAGTAGTGGTAATATTCTTTTTGTTGGTGCGTTAGATGCAAGTAAAGCGATAGCTAGTGGTGACATATTTAGAATTAATGCAGGTAATCTAACAATAGAGTTGAAGTAATGGCATTAGTAATAAATGACAGAGTAAAAGAAACAACAACCACAACTGGCACTGGTGCTTTAACATTAGCAGGTGCGGTAACTGGTTTTGAGACTTTTGGCACTGGCGTTGGTAATTCTAATACAACATACTACGCAGTAACATTGCCTGGTACAGCAGAGTTTGAAGTTGGTTTGGGTACACTCAATGGTGATTCAACCACAATAACAAGAAGCACAGTTATTAGTAGCTCAAACAGTGATAGTGCTGTTAATTTTAGTGCAGGAACAAAAACTATTTTTTGCACATTACCAGCGACAAAGACAGTGTTTTTAGATGGAAGTGGGAATATAGTTGCAGCAAATGGTAGTAATTTAACTGCATTAAATGCTTCTAACCTATCAAGTGGTACTGTGCCAAATGCAAGATTAGATGCACAACTACAAGATGTCGCTGGGTTAGCAGTAACAGACAGTGGCTTTATTGTAGGTGACGGAGCTAATTTTGTTTTGGAAACTGGTTCAACAGTTAGAACATCTTTAGGATTAGGCACAGCTGCAACATTAGATACTGGTATCTCTAATACAAACGTAGCAAAATTTACATCTGGTGTTGCGGAAAATGATTTTTTGCGTGTAGACGGAACATCAATAGAGGGAAGATCAGCAAGTGAAGTTTTGTCCGACATCGGCGGTCAAGCTAGTTTAACTTTTGGAATATCTGATACTAATATTCCTATATTCACTAGTGGTGTAGCAGATGATGATTTTCTTAGAGTTGCAGGAACTTCTATCGAAGGCAGGTCAGCAAGTGAGGTGCTATCAGATATTGGTGGTCAGGCATCGTTAACCTTTGGCATAGCTAATACAAATGCTGTAAAGATAGATCATGCAAGTGTTGCTGATGATGACTTTGCAAGATTTACAGCAAATGGATTAGAGGGAAGAAGTGCAGCAGAAACAAGAAGCGATATATCTGCAATAACATTAACAGAGGCATCAGATGAGGCAACAGCTTTAGCAATAGCGTTAGGATAATATTATGGCAAATACATTTAGAGTATTAACATTCGCAGCAGAACCTAATAATATATCATCAGGACAAGAGTATCATGTGTATACTACACCTGCTAGTACAACTACTGTGATTATAGGACTCATATTAACAAATATACATACTGCTCAAGTAACAGCTAAAGTTCTTCTTGAGTCTGATACTTCAGGTGATGCCACTTCTTCTGCTAGTCAAACAAACAACATAGGAGCAGGAACAGGTAGTGGAAGCAGTAATGCTAACACCACTGCTGTACTATTAAATAACGCACCAATACCAGTAGGTTCAAGTTTAGAAATATTATCAGGTGGGAAAGTAGTATTACAACCAACTGATGCTATAACAATTTCTTGCTCGGTAGCTGATAAACTTTCAGGAGCATTAAGCATCATGGAGATTACATAAGATGGCATACATTGGTAATCCACCATCTAATAGATTTGTGTCACCTAAAGCGGCTACTCAGTTTTCTGGTGATGGGTCAACAACTGCATTTACGTTAGAACACGCAGTAGGATCTGATGAAGATATTTTGGTATCTGTAGATGGCGTTATACAAGAGCCATCAGTTGCTTATGCAGTATCAAGTGGTACAACTTTAACATTCACTGCTGCACCATCTAATAATTCTGGTAATAATATTTTTGTATATTATTTGTTTAGAACGATTGGCACAGTAACACCACCAGTTGAAATAAGTGGTACATACAAAGCCAGTGGTATATTCAGAACTAATGTGCAAACTCTATCAGATGATATTACAATAACTGCGACAGAAAACGCTAATGTTACAGGTCCACTAACTGTAGCAAGTAATAAAACTATTACTGTTAACGATGGTGGAAGGCTAGTGATTTTATGAGTAGTATATTTGTAGATACAATACGAAAAACTGGTGGCACTCTTGGTACTGATATAAGAGTAGGAGCTACTTCAGTTTATGAGTCAGACAATACTACAGGAGTCACACAAAATTTAGTTCAAGGATTAGCAAAAGGTTTTAACCATTTTGATGGCACTAATGACACTATAAGAGATTCATTTAATGCAAGTTCCGTTTCAGATGTTGGAACAGGGCAGTATAAACAGACATATACAAATAATATGAACGCACAATTTTTTATGGTTACTACAAATGGCTCTAGAGATAGTGATCAACAAATTGGTAATAGATATTCTGATAATGCTACAACTCATCATCAAGTAAATAGTTTAAATAATGGCACAGCAACTAGGGCAGATACAAATACTGCAATATCTGTTGTACACGGAGATTTAGCATGAGTACACTCATTGTTGATACATTAACTGGTAAGTCTACTGCAACAACTTTAACTATAGGCTCAACACCTGTAGTTAGTGCTAGTGCGAACTCTTTGACTATTAGGGGTGAGGGTAGTAATCAGACAAGTGTTCAACAAGGTTTAAGTAAGCATTGGGTAAATATTGACGGAGATACTCCTTCTGCAAGAGATTCATTTAACAACGCTTCACTAACAGATAATGGAAACGGAGATTATACAATCACTCGAACAAACAACTTCAGTGCAGTAAATTATTGTTGTCAGGGTGGGGGTAATAGTAGTGCTTCTGGAGATGGTAGAATAACAGCATTAGCAGAAGGAACTCTATCTACATCTGCAAATCAAGTAAAAAATAGAAGTGATGCAAACGGAGTTTTTGATGATGCCCATGTGAATATATCATTTTTAGGAGACCTTTCATAATGGCAAACGGAACAATAGCATTTGATACATTAACGACATCTGATCAAGTTAATACTGGTACAGCAAAGTCTATTGATACGAGTTATATTTTTAATGGTATTCCTAAACAATGGTCAAACTATGCAGGTAGTGGCACAACGTTTCGTGATTCTTTTAATACTGCAAGTGCTACAGATAATGGAACAGGTCAATATACAATCACACTTACTAACGCTATGAGCACAGACAACAACGCTTACCTTTATTCAAATAATGGTAATACCAGTAGTGAAGTTCAAGCCTTTACAACAGGTGGAGACAGACAGTTTGCACAAATAAGAGCACAAGCAACTAATTCTTATGGAATACAACCTATTGGAGATGATGGAGCACAACAAGATGGTGGATTAAACTGTTCAACTGTTTTAGGAGATTTAGCATGACAATAAAAACACCAGAATTTCAAGGCACACATCTTTGGGATAGATTATGTTGGGCAAAAGAAAAGTTAGAGCCAGTAAGAACAGAATATTGTGTTGTATGGGAAGACCCAGATGACTTAGATGCACCAGCAAAAGTTACACACCCTGATCCAAATTGGATGGCTTGTGCATTACAGGGTGGAATATTACCACCAGTTGAGGTATATTGGGAGTTAGCAAAGGATGAAGCAAAGCCAGATTTTAAAAAACATACAAGAGGATATTTGTTACATAACACAAAACCAATAGAAGCAATGACAGAAGAAAGAGCTATAGAGTATTTAATTATGAAAGATATACCACAAAAGGTGTGGAGAAACTGGGATAAAGGCAACAAGCCTAGATTAATTATATGTAGAAAAGAACAACTTCCTAGCACTAGAGTATGGCGAAATGCTTGGAAAATTAATGAAGAACTAACCATACAGAAAGATGAGGTGGCTTAAATGGCAACAACAAACATAGTAGATAAAGATGGTAATACTATTGCAGCATCAGATGCAACTGTGCCATCAGATAGACATTTCAGAAATGCTTGGACATTATCTGGTAAAACCATAACAGAAGATTTAGCTGAATCTAAAAAGATTTTTCAAGATAAAATTAGAGAAGTTAGAACTCCGTTATTAGCAGCAGAAGATGTAGTCTATATGAAAGCATTAGAGGCTGGAGATAGTTCTGCACAAACTGCAAGTGCAGCAACTAAGAAAAAGTTAAGAGATGCACCAGCAGCAAGTGCTATATCAAGTGCAGATACAATAGCTAAGTTGAAAGCTGCATGGGATAAAGATTTGTTAGGCGATAGTCCTTACGCATAGGAGAGCCAAATGGCGTTAACCAAAGTTATAGGCGAGGGTGTGCAAGGCATATCAAATGCCAGTGATGCTACATTTTTAACTGCTACATCAAGTGAAGGAGTTACTTTAGCAGGAACTTTAGTTGTAACTGGAGTTCACACGGTTGGCACTAACGCAGTAGCCACTTCTGATGGTGGGGCTGCGACAACTAGTATTATACAAGGACTTTGTAAATGGTGGATAAAATACAGTCAAGACGCAGGGTCAGGCTCACAGAATCTAGACAGTTTTAATGTTAGCTCAGTAAATGATGTTGAGACAGGTAGATTTGATCCGACATATTCAAGTAATATGAATAATGCAAATTATTGTGTTTCTGTAATGCACCAAGCTGAATTAACAAATAATGACTCTACAGAATACACAGTAAGTCAAGCAACAAGCACAACACAATTAAGAACCGTTGAAAATGGTGCTTTACGAGATAAAGGTAATGCAAATGCTTCTGCGGTAGGAGATTTAGCGTAATGCCATATATAGGAGTCAGCCCTTTTAATGGAGTCAGAAAAAAACATACATACACTGCCACGGCAAGTCAGACTAGCTTTAGTGGTGCTGGTGCAGAGGGTATAACTTTAAGCTACAAAGACAGCACATTTGTTGATGTATTTCAAAATGGTGTAAAGTTAGGAGAAGCAGATTATACATCTACAAGTGGTACAGCTATTGTCTTAGCTCAAGGTGCATCATTAAATGATTTAATAGAAGTTGTTGTTTATGATGTGTTCAGTGTAGCAGATACTGTTAGTAAAGCAGATGGTGGTACGTTTGATGGTGCAGTTACGTTAGCAGGTGGTGTATCAGGAGATGTTGCATTTGATACATCTACATTAAAAGTAGATAGCTCAAATAATCGTGTAGGCATAGGAACTGCAAGTCCATCAACAAGTTTAAATGTGGTTGGTGGTGAATATCTACAAACACAAGATAGTGCTGATACAGTTCTAACACTTACATCAACAAGTAATTCAGGCAGGTCATATCAAATAAGGTCGCAGAATAGTAGTGGTGAATTTTTCGTCTATGATAATACAGCAGGTGCATCAAGAATAACTGTTGATTCCAATGGTCATGTAACCAAACCGAGTCAATCTGCTTTCCAAGCAGCACCTTCATCTGATATAAATAATATAACAGGAGATGCCACTACAGCATCTCTTACAAATGTTGCTTATACAGAGACTTTTGATGTCAACGATGATTTTAATCATGATGACGGAACGAACAGAGGTAAATTTACTGCTCCCGTGACAGGTAAATATTATTTAGGATATACACTTTGTTATTCTGGGGTCACAAGTGCTTCAACTTCTGGAGTTCATGCTTTATCTACGTCTAACAGAACTTATAATAATAATTTTAATCCGTATAATCATGCAAATGTAGGGGTGAATGGTAATATAGTTTTTAGTGCAATATGTGACATGGATGCTAATGACACTGCTCATGTAACATTATATGTAAATGGTAATGGTTCAAAAGTAGTAGACATTTTATCATCGCAACATAAATTTTTTGGAATGTTAATAGGATAGGACAAAAATATGGCAAACCATACAAAAACAATAACACTGACAGATGTTCAACAAAAAATTCTGTCTAATGATTTATATAATGATATATCGGATAATGCAGGTATAGATGCTTGGGTTGATGATGCAATAGCAGGTAAAATAAATAATTGTTGGAAGAGATTTCAACAAGAATGGACATCTAGATTAATGGCAGATGAAAGTTTTACAGACCCTATACCATCTAATAAAGACGATTTTGTTGCACTAGTAACCGCAAGATCAGATTACAAAACAAGAAAACAAAGAGATGATGAAAACAAGATAGGATAAGCTAATGACCAAAGCAGCAGAATTAGCAAAGATGGGTGAAGTTATAACTAATAGTCAGTTATCTGGTAGACGTAATATGATGTACAATGGAAATTTTCAATGTTGGCAAAGAAGCACTTCAGAAACTGGACTAGGAACTGCTAGTGGATATTTTACTGCTGATAGATGGCAGACAGTTATAGGTGCAACTTCGGCAGGTCGTTATACACAGAACAGAACAGCAGGTGATCCAGATGGTTTTAATTATGGTTTAGTTATTAATTGCACTACTGCTGATACATCTATTGCATCTGGTGAGGCTTTAATTTTAAGACAAAAATTTGAAGGGCAAGACTTACAACATTTATATAAAGGAACAAGTAGTGCTAAGAAAACGGTGCTATGTTTCTATGCTAAAGTTGTAGGTAGTGCAACAGATATTGTGGTTGAAATAAGAGATAGAGATAACGATAGACATATATGTAAACTATTTACACTCACAACATCTTGGGCAAAATATGAGTTTATTATTGATGGAGATACCACAGGAGCTTTAGATCAAGATAATGCGTGTTCTCTAGATGTGAGTTGGTTTCTTCATGCAGGATCAGACTATACAAGTGGAACTTTACAAACAACTTGGGCATCAAGAACTCAAGCAAACAGAGCAGTTGGCATTGACTCAATTTTTTCTAGTACAAGCAACGAGTTTTATATTGCTGGAGTTCAATGGGAAGTCGGCTCTCAAGCCACACCATTTGAGCATAGGTCATTTGGAGAAGAGAGACAGCTTTGCTATCGTTATTATTATCAAATGAAAGCCGCAACAAGTTTCATGAAAATAGGTCATGGTAGAGCATATGACACATCTAATACAACTGCTACATATCCAGTACCAGTTCCTATGAGAGCAAATCCCACTGGCTCTGTTTCTGCAAACTCTGATGTTGGAGTGGCAGGACTTTCATCAGGAGGAACTACAGGAACAAATGCAGCGGCAGAAACCTTTGACGATTTTAGTAGATTTGCAATAAATGTTACAAGAAGTGGTGCTGACCTTACTTCTGGAAATATATTTCAAGTTGAAGCAGATAACAATACTGATATGACAATAAAATTAGATGCAGAATTATAGAGGTTAATATGAAAGTAACAAACGCTAAATATTGGAAATACCCGTTAACAGGGAAAGTAACACATATTTTTTGCACTATTGAAGGAAGAGAGTTTCAACAACAAGTACCAATAGATGAAGGAAATACAGATTATCAAAACATCAAAGCACAAGTAGACGCAGGAACTTTAACAATAGAGGAGGCAGATTAATGAGAACTGGACAACCAATACTTGTAACAGATAACGAAGATACGAAGCAAAATGTCACAATGCACAACTCAAAACTTACGCATATAATTGCACTTATGGATGAAATTGAGTGTTTAAAGGGTGAGATACGACCAAGTGGCAGTGGACATATTTATACTACAATCAGCACTTTGGAAAATAGAATAAAAAGATTAAGAAAAGAATTAGAAAAAGAAAACGAGGACTACAATTAATGTTTGGAGCCACTGCTTTTTGTGAAAACGCCATAGCCGATCAAGGAGTTCTTGAAGTTGGTGTAGCAGAAATGAGTGGCATCGCTACTAAAACATCTGTTGGCGTGGGTATATTAGCAGGAGTTGCAGAGTTAAGTTTTAACAACACACAGACAACTGCTGGAATATTTATTAGTGGTAGTGTAAATGCAGAGGTAAGCAGTAACTTAACACAAACTACAGAAAACATTAGAATTGTAAAAGAAGCAACATCTGAATTAAGTGCCGATTTAACACAAACATCAACAGGTGCAGGTACTTTTGTAGGTACATCCTCACAAGATTTGAATTTTACAAAAACTAGTTCTGGAGATATAATGTTTGTAGATGTTGTAACTGATGCTACAACAGAGACATATACAGAGATTACACCAAGTGGTACAGAAACTTATACAGAGGTGACTCCTAGTGGCACAGAGACATACACGGAAATAGTGAGGTAAACATGGCTAGTACATATACATCTAATAGTGGTATAGAAAAAATAGGTTCTGGTGAACAAGCTGGAACTTGGGGAACCACCACAAACAACAACTTAGATATAATAGATAGGGCAATTAATGGTGTTGCCTCTATATCAATATCAGGCACAACACATACTTTGACAACTACAGATGGTGCATTATCTGATGGTGGTTTTAAAGTTTTGGTTTTTACTGGTGCTTTAGGTGCAAGTAACACAGTTACAATTAGTCCAAATGACCAAGATAAAGTTTATTTAGTAAAAAATTCTACAACTGATTCAGGAAGCTCTGGCCCTTATTCAGTTATATTATCACAAGGAAGTGGTGGTAATGCAACAATAACCAATGGTGAAACAGCTTGGGTATTTGCCGATGGTGCAGGTTCTGGTGCTGCTGTTACAAAACAAGATATTTCCTCTGCTCCTGGGGATTTTTCTGTAGGAGATGATTTATCTCTTGCCTCTGACTCGGCTGTTATAAATTTTGGTGCAGACTCGGAGATAAAAATTACACATGTTGCAGACACTGGATTAAATATCAAACACACTGCAACAGGTGACGATAAGCCAATAGTTCTTACCTTGCAGACAGGTGAAACCGATATACAAGGTAATGATGTAATTGGTGCAATTAATTTTCAAGCACCAGATGAGGGAACTGGAACGGATGCCATACTGGTGGCTGCTGGTATTGAAGCAATATCAGAAGGTAACTTCGCAGCAGATAATAACGCAACAAAACTATCATTTAAAACAGGTTCATCAGAAGAAGCAGCAGAAAAAATGTCGTTAAGTTCTGCTGGTAATTTAAGTGTTTCTGGTGGCGTTACAATCACTGGAGATTTGACTGTATCTGGTGATGATATAACTATGGGAACAAATACGTCTGGACATATTATGGTTGCAGATGGTTCAAATTTTAATCCAGTAGCAGTTAGTGGAGATGTCACAATAGCAGCTAATGGTGCTGTAACAATAGCAAATGATGCAGTAGAAACTGCTATGATAGGCGACAATCAAGTAACAACAGCAAAACTATCAGGAAGTGTTGCTGTCATAGGCATGAGTGCTAAAGTTACTGTTGGATCAAGTTCACCATCAATAACAGCTTCAGTGAATACCTCTGGAATAACAGACAACGGAACAGGTGATTTTACCATAGCCATTGATACAGATTATGGTAATGCTAATTTTGCTGCAACAGTTACAACATTTGATAATGATGGAACAAGCAGAAATGTTGGAGACAACACAGTTGAGGCTCAAGCGGCAGGAACTATTCAAGTTAAAACCTATAGGGCAACACCTTCTGAAGTTTCCGTTAGAGGTTCTTTTGATCCTGATGGATTTTTTGTAATGAGTAACGCTCAATAAAGGATAAACAATGCCGTTTACTAAACTACAATTTAAACCTGGTATAGTATCTGATGTTACTGCTTATACAAACGAAGGTGGTTTTGTTGATGGCGATTTAGTTAGGTTTAGATTAGGATTTCCAGAAAAATTTGGTGGATGGGTTAAACGAACATCAAACACATATCAAGGTAAAGCCAGACGCTTACACAACTGGGTTGCTTTAGATGGGTCTGATTTTCTTGGTATAGGCACTCACTTAAAATACTATATTGAAGAGGGTAATACATTTAATGATATTACTCCTATTAGAGTTACCACAGGTTCTGGAGATGTAACATTTGCAGCAACCAACGGATCAACAACAATTACTGTAACAGACTCGGCTCACGGAGCAAATGCAAATGATTTTGTAACGTTTTCTGGTGCTGCAAGTTTAGGTGGCACTATAACTGCAACTGTTTTGAATATAGAATATCAAATAACATCTATTATAAGCTCTAATTCTTATACAATAACATCGGCTGTAGCCGCAAACGCATCTGATACTGGTAATGGTGGCAGTAGTGTTGTCGGTGCTTATCAACTTAACACTGGAACAGATACTACTGTTGGTGGTACTGGTTGGGGTGCAGGGCAGTGGAGTGGTACAACTGACGGAGCGTTAGCCACGCAACTTAACGAAGCGTTAGACAATAGCGAAACTGCCATAGACGTTGACAGTGCAACGGGGATCACTGCTGGTGATTTGATATTAATAGAAGAAGAATTAATTACAGTTGGAACAATAAGCACTAATACATTGGGCACTGGTGGAGGTCCATCAACTAGAGGTGCAAGTGGCACGGATGCAGCCACACATGCAGATAATACTTTAGTTAGATTAGCTGTAGGTAATGCCGTAGCCACAGATGATTTTGTTGGTTGGGGTAGTGCGGCTTCTGTAACTGTAAGTGGGAATCAAATTAGATTGTGGTCACATGATAACTTTGGTGAAGATTTAATAATTAATCCTATCAATGGTGGCTTGTTTTACTGGGATAGAACAAATGGTTTTGCAAGAGCTATAGAGTTAAGTGCTACAAGTACTTTTTCTGGTGAAACTAGTGTCCCTCAAGTAGCAAAACAAATTCTTGTTTCTGACCAAGATAGACATGTTATAGCTTTTGGATGCGATGGTTTTGGTGCTAATTCATCTGCAACACAAGGTAATGGCGTACAAGATCCTTTGTTAATTAGATTTAGCAGTCAAGAAAACCCAGTTCAATGGTTTCCAACTGCCACAAACACAGCAGGTGATTTAAGGTTGGGTGGTGGATCTACCTTTGTACAAGCTGTTGAAACAAAACAACAGATATTAGTTTTTACTAACAAAACACTACACGCCATGAAGTTTATAGGTCCACCATTTACGTTTGGTCTACAAGAACTTTCTAAGAATATAACTATTATGTCTCCTTTTTCTGCTATAGCTGTTGAAGATGCAGTGTTCTGGATGGGTGTAGACACATTCTATATTTATTCTGGTGGACAAACTGTTCAACTGCCTTGCACAGTTAAGGATAAAGTATTTTTAGATTTTAATTTAGAAGAAAAAGATAAAGTTCATGTAGGAAGTAATTCAGAGTTTGGTGAAATAATTTGGTTTTATCCAACAGCAGGACAGACAGAAATCGATGCTTATGTAATCTATAATTATGTAGAAAAAGTATGGTACTATGGAACATTGTCACGAGATGCTTGGTTAGACAGAGGTATTAGAACTTTACCTATGGCAACAGGTTCATCTTTATTATATAATCATGAATCAGGATTTGATGATGATGGAAGTGCTATGACATCATTCATAGAATCTGGATCTATTGATATAGGAGATGGCGATAAGTTCTTGTTTTTAAAACAAGTTATTCCAGATATTACATTTAACGGATCAACAGCAACGAATCCAGATGTATCGTTTACAATGAAATCTAGAAACAATCCTGGTGCTAATTTTAATGAAACAACACAAGTTACAACACAAAGATCTGCAACTAGTCCAGTAGAACAATTTACGGAAAAATTAAATTATCGTTTACGAGGACGATCTTTTGCTTTAAGAATTGATTCCACATCACTGGGAACTAAATATAAACTAGGCTCACCAAGGGTGGATATAAGAGAGGATGGTAGACGCTAATGTTAATCACTAGTATTCCTCAATATATTCAAGGTGTTACAAACGCAAAGTTAGATTTAACTACAACTGATGCAACCACTTTGTTTACTGTTCCTAGTGATGCCGATTTCAATGCGGCTGTTGTAAACTCTATATTAGTATCAGAAGATAGTGGTAATGCCGATACTATAACTGTCACTTTAACTAATACTGCATCTGCCGTGTTTAGTTTATTTAAAGTCAAGGCAGTAGGTGCAAACACAACAGTAGAATTACTTACAAGAGACTTAATATTACAAAGTGGAGAAATACTAAAAGTACAAGCTGCAACTGCAAATAGACTGCATGTTGTAGCAAGTATTCAAGAATTATCTAAAACGAGAGTATCGACAAGTGCTTTGGCTAGAATATAAATAGACGATAATAATTTTTTTTGATAAAGTTGTGTCATGATGCAAACTGGTATAAGTAGTTTATTAAATTTTAATGATCCAAACACTGGTATGGGTTACAGTTCTATTGAAGAACTTGAAGATGCAGTTATGGCTAAAATGAATCCGCCAACAAACAGTGGTGGTATCCGAGCTTTAATGGATGGTGGGTCTCCAGAGTTTGGTGGTGTATTAAAGGGTCCTGGAACTGGGACCTCGGACAGTATACCAGGAATGATATATCAAGATGGTAAACCAGTGCAACGTGCAGCCTTATCTAATAATGAATTTGTCTTTACAGAAAAGGCAGTTAAAGGTGCAGGCAACGGAAACATAGACAAAGGTATAGCAACTATGTATGATTTAATGGACAAGTTTGAAGGAATGGCATAATGGCAGTTTCAACACAAGAAGTTAGAACAGTATTACCAGATTATCAAAGAGAATTTTTAGAAAAATTATTAACAGATGTAAGAGCGACTGCTGAACAACCTGTTGAATTTCCAGACGTACAAATAGCAGAAAGAACACCTTTGCAACAAGAAGCAGTTAATAGAGCCTTAGCTGGCATAGGTGGATTTGAAAATTTATTACAAACTGGTGCAGATACTGTGGGTGCAGGCATTGCCGCTTTACAACCTGGTGGTGCAGATAGATTTCAAAATCAATTTATTGAAGATGTAATTGATCAAAATTTAGCAGATATTACAAGACAAGGTGACATAGCAAGACAACAAATCGGCAGTAGAGCGGTGCAACAAGGAGCGTTTGGTGGATCAAGACAAGCCATTGCAGAACAAGAATTACAAAGAAACTTAGCCGATACATTTGCAAGACAGTCTGCAGGACTTCGTGCACAAGCATTTGAGTCTGCACAAGATAGAGCACAAAAAGCATCTGAGTTATTTACAAAAGCGGGTATTGCAACCGCTGGTTTAGGTGAAGCACAACAAGCTGCCCAACTAAGAGATATTAATTTATTATCTGGATTAGGTGGACAAGAACAAGCACAGGCACAAAGTGAATTAGATGCCTTAAGAGCGACATCTACACAAAGGCAGTTT